CCACACCAGTGTTAAAAACTGGCTCATCAAAAGCTGAAGCAACATCAAAGTTTGGTGCTACTGGTGAAGGTACCTCTAATGGAGGCATTGTAAACAAAGGTACATCTTTTGTAATACTACCAGAGACAGTCTCAGATCTTCTCTTCTTTCTTATACTTTCCACATCAGGAATGTTAAGCTCCTCTGCATAGATATCTAAATAAAGACCATCTGCCTCACGACACTTCAATAAGTGAACGTAGTTAACACCAAACGGTTCTAATGAAACTCTACCTTTGCTGTCTTCCTCTAAGAAGAACTTCTTTAGGTCTGGGTATCTTTCGGGATCAATCTTACTGTATTCTTTAATACCAAGTTTTGTAGGGTTAGTCATAACTGCTACAAAGTCGGCAACCTGGAAAGTAAATTGAGAATAATACAAATCTGAGGGTTGAGGCTGTGACATAATATCTTTGTCTTTAGCTCTCTTTATCATCTCAGAGTTTGTTTGAGAAAGTAAAATGAAAATAGCATTCTCATACTCCATCTTCAAGTCATTAACTCTCTCGATAAACTTCTCAATTATCGCATTTCTAGCTTCACCAGAGTCAGCAGAGATTAAAGCCAAGTGATCGACAGTAATAACTACTGAATCTTTGTCTTTATTTAACTCTAAAAACTCCTTACATCCCTCATAAAATTTAGCGGGGGTAGTTGGTACCTGTGAGATACTAACTCTATCATCCTGTAGGGACTCAAAATAAGCCTTTGCTTGCAACTTCTCTTCGTCAGTGAACTCTTGTAACAAAATCTCTTTTTTTGTCTTAGATTTGATATTTTTAGCCATACCACGTAAGACTAAACTAAGAACTCTCATCTCAAGAGATATATTCAATACTGCAAAGTTCTTAGACAAAGGGTTGAGGTCTTCATTTAAGATGTTCTCCACCATTCTTGCCAGTGTATAACTCTTACCAATACCTGAACCGGCAGAGAAAACAATAACAGAACCATTCACTACAGGAAACACATCATCAAAGTAAGGGAGACCTGTTTTAATAATCCCCTTTTTACCTACTTGGTATTTCTTAATCTCTGTGAATGCCTGTTTAGTAAGGTCTTTAAATTTTTGTATTTGCATTTTTATTCTAAGGTTTGAAATTTGTTATCAAAAGATGTTTTGTGTTTTAAGTAATATCTGTACAAGCTAGACTGCTCTATGTCGAATCTAACTGAGAATGCGTTACTAGGCTTAAAGAACAAATATTCCAATCTTTTCGACCACTCAAATTGAGAACTGTCATTCATAAAGGATTTGCAGAGATAGGCTAACTTGTTTCTATCAATACCGGAATGTGCTCTAAACAGAGCAATGTACAGTTTTGTTTTCTTTCTGTTACCTATCTCTTTATCTTCTGCTTTGTAAATACTTTCTAACCAATCGTATAGCTTAAGATCATCTTCGTTGACCTCAGGTACTTGTAATGTCTCTAATAAATCTGAACCTTTGCTAGTAAGCCTAATACGGTTTTGTATAGTATCAGCTTTGTTTTTAGCTTTTACTAAAGACACATATTCAGATTTTTGATATTTATCAAGAACCTCTAAGGAGATATTATTTGTTATAACCTCTTCTAGGCTCTCAGTTTTATTCTGAGAAATAAGTTGAAGATTTATAACATCAATTGGGGACAAACCCCACTTACACATAAGATCAAAATTTATATACATATTAAAAAACTTTTTTACAAATCCATACTATCCCACAAATCTCAATTGTAACCAGGGATAGGTACCAAATTATTGTTAGCCAAAAAAACACTTTATCTTTCATTTTGCAAAGGTATAAATTATTTTCCAGTAAACCTAACAATATTACAATTATTTTCCACTACTTCCGTAGCCACCATCTCCACGCTCTGTATCAGAAAGTATAGGTGCCTCTTCAAATTCTATTCTAGGATAAGGTAAAATTAAAATTTGACCAATTCTATCTCCAACTCCGTAGGAACCAAACCCATACTCATCACAGTTTTGCCCTTTACCGTATGGTAATATTGTATAGTCAAAAGTTTCAGTAACTTTTCCTACTTCCCCTGGATTTGATTCATCATCATCTGCAAAAAATGCAGAAGGTTTGAACTTAAAAAAGACCTCTCCTCTATAACCTGAATCTAGAACTCCAACAGAGTTAGATAGTATAAGGTCTTGCTTTGCATTTGAGCTTCTAGGAAACAGTAACCCTACATAACCTTTAGGTATCTCAAAGGCTAAACCGGTACCAAATACCATATTACCCTCTTCATCAAAGTGTTTAGAAGTTGCCGTTATATCCATTCCTGCATCCCCCGGTTTCGCATAACTTGGTATTACTGCCTCAGGTACTAATTTTTTAATTCTTACTAACATTTTTTATAAATTTTATTTGGTTTGTATCTGGATCCCAATCAAATGTCATGGGCTTTTGTGTGTACTCATAAGACTCGTCTAATACTGATGCATTAAAAAAGTGAGTACCGTCTTTGAACTCGTAGCCGTATCCTGAATGTATGTGACCACAAACATGAATCTTGGGCCTTAATCTTTCTATTCTTTCTGCCAATAACTCGCAACCTAACCCGTCCCAAGGTCTACCTGCCACAGTATCTAAAGTACCAAAGGCTGGCCCATGTGTAATAAGGATATCTGTCTTGTCAGGGATTGCTTCCCACTTACCGGCTATCTCTATGCCACCTTTGGGTAAATTAAATGCCCACGAGTAAAACGCAGGCTGCCATGGAGAGCCGTAGATACGAATATTCTCCTCAGGATGTTCTCCGTTAGGACCGTCAAAGTATAACACTACTTCATCGTCTTGCAAGTAGTCAATATCTAAGAACTTGTTTAACCACTCTTGTACATCTTCGGGGTGATTTTCAAACATACGATCATGGTTACCTGCTATGAATATTTTAGCTTCATATTGTTCCAATGAATGATACCAATGTAGAAAGTCCCAAATGTCATTTCTGTTATACCCTGAGTTCATAATATCTCCGGCATGTATAAGCAGATCTCCACCTGGTAGGTCTTCCATAGGTATTAGCCCATGTCTAGTATGTGTGTCTGATATTACTGTTATTCTCATAATCCTTTTTCTTTTTTGAACTCGGTTAACATATCTTGGTCTGAGTAACCAAACCATTTTTCTGCATTTTCGGGGGTATCTTCTTTCCTTAACCAAAGAGCAAACGCAATAGCATAACTATCTGCTATTTTTTCACACTCTTCAGACTTTTTGAGGTTATCTTTTTCTGAATACCAAGGTAATTTTTGGCTAAATCTTTCTCTTAATGTCATAGTATCTTATTTATTAATCTTTCAAAGAAGCCCATTGGTTTCTTCCTCTCCACCAGTCTTATCCGGGTGATATCTTTTTACTAGCTTTTTGTACGCAGCTTTAACCAATACTACATCAGAACCTTTTGGAATCTCTAATATTTCATAATTGTTCATAAACTTACTTTTTAAATTCTGTGCAAAGATAACACCTTTCTAAATACTACACAATCTTTTTTTGATTTATTTTTTGAACCATGTTATAAATCTCTTCCCAAGTATCAGGAAGACCCATTAAACAACGGTCATCAATATAAACATCAGCAGATATTTTTCTGCAATCTTGGCCATAGTCCACTATTAAGTGTGGCATGTTTGAGTTTATGTAAGAAAAAGGAATATCATTTGCTCTAAGAAAATCTTCTGCCATACCTTCGTACTTACCTGATCTACAAGTGTTAATTACTATAGCATGACCCTCTGACCAAAGTCTTCTGATGTAAACATCTGCATCCTTTTTAAGAGCCCCTACTTCAGGAAAACTCTGTTCGGTAATTGTACCGTCAAAATCTATTGCTATTACCATACTATTTCTTTTGTAATCTAGCTAGAGCTATTGCCTTAATACCATTTTTTACATCTAAATAGTAATCTATTCTAGCCTGGTCCCATCTAAGCTCTTGAAGCTCTGACAACATGCCATTTACTATCTTATCTGCCACACTTAAGCCATATTTATCTGTCAACTCTTTTGCTTTTTCAGCAGAAGTCATTGCCTTAGGCTTCTCTTTTCTTACTATCATAGTTTTTTATTTCTGTTAATAAACTTTCGTTTAAATACCTAGTAGGAGTTCCGTACACTATATAGTCTTCAAACTCTTTATCCAACCTAGCGATTTCTTCTTTAAACTCTTCTGAATTTAAAAACTCTTGTACATACTTCTCTACTTCTTTTTTTACACCACTCATAATCTTATACTATTCCCCAGTGAATCTCAGACAAGAATCTTTCCTTTTCTCCCGGTTCTGTCAACAATCTTTTGTGCTCTTCACTAAACGTCACTGCCTCTCCTGTAGGAGTTTTTCCAAAAATAGTGTTTTGATCATAATGATTTAATTTAGCTAATCTTACCAATTCATTATAATCTTCATCTCTCAAGTGACCTTTCAATGGCATAATTCTACCAACACAAGAGTGCCAATATAATCTTCTGCCATCATAAGTTATCCAATAATAATCTGAATCATCTTCTCCTACAGCTATTAACCTATTGATCTTTTGCGAGGCAGTAATAATAAACTGCCCCTTTAATTCTTCAAACTCTCTTAGGATTAGCGTTTTATTATCTTCGCTCATAGTACTTCCTCTTTAATTAAAATGTCTTTTACTTTTTCAATTAGCTCTTCTATAGAACCATCGTTTTCAATAACATAGTCAAACTCAGCATCATCAAGAGCTGTCTCTGATGGATGTAAGTTTAATGATTGTGCCAATTTAAGAGCAACGTGTTTAGGGTTAGTGCTATCAAACTTCTCAATATGAAAGTCATCAGGATCACCACTATGCTGAATCTTAATATCATGTTCTCTAACTACTCGAATAGTGATACCATTTCTTTCTTTTACAGCTTCCAACTCATTAGGGAATCTCATGTCTGTAATAATCCATTTAGGATACTTACCATCATAAGTCTCTAAATCAAAAGAGTCTGCACTCCTAACTTTAAGAGGTTTATAATCAGCAAACAAAGCATTGACCCAAACCTCTTCATGTAAACCCTCTCTCATAGCTTCTGTACCAAGTCTTTGCAAAAACTCACGATATGTCATACCCCAATCAGCGGTCATCCTTTGCTTCTTAAATTCTTGGTTTTCAAAGTCTTCTATATTTGCTCCTGATAAAAGGGCAGCTATAGTCTTCAGCTTACCTGCAAACTTTTTAATTTTAAATAGGCTATTATGATACCCATCAATAGGTAATCCACCTCTAACTCTTTTTATACAGTTCTCTGAATTATCTTCAGCAGTTAAATACTGAATAATACTACCTACGGTATCTTTTCCAGACCCGGCTCTGCCACTTAGGGCGATTAAATTTCTCATAGTTTAATTACTTAATGGTGCTTTAATTGTTTCGTGTGATTTATAATTCTCAATTTTAAAAAAGTCAGGTCTGAATTGGTCTATCTTTTCGCCAAAGGATATATTTCCTACTAATTCTGGATCTTTTAGATAATGGTACTCGTCTAAATAGGAGATACTTGGTAATTCAAAGCTTTCTCTACTAATCTGCTCCTTTGCTTGGTCAATATGATTAGAGTACAAATGAACATCTCCTAAGTTACCTACCAACTCTTCAGGAACCATGTTTACTTCTTGAGCTATAATCTCTAGCAATAATCCATAAGAAGCAATGTTGAACGGTAAGCCTAAAAATGTATCTACTGAACGTTGATTCCACATTAGAGAGATTGCTCGCTCAGGTATTTTAAACAGCTCCATCTCTTCGCTTAACCCACCACCAAATGCTAATAAATCTTCTACATAAGAGTTATACCAATCTTCACCTGCTGCAAATTTTAAAAGGTCCCATCTTTCTCCGGCACTCAACTCTCTAGTATAAACTTGGAATCCATAATGACAAGGTGGAAGAACCATTTGGTCTAATTCTCCAACATTCCAAGCATTAACCATTAATCGTCTTGAATCTGGGTTTGTTTTAAGATCGTTGATTAGATTTTGAATTTGATCTATAACTTTTTCACCTACTAAAGTATGTAAACCATTATGCCCGACAGTTACAGTTTCACCCGTGCCCCACTGTCTCCATTGCTTACCGTAAATTGGTCCTAAATCACCCCATTTCTTAGCGAAATTATCATCAGTTTTTACTTTATCAATAAAATCAGATATTGATAAAATCTTATCTGGCTCATTCCCAATCATCAGTATTTGATAATTCTTATAAGCATCACCATTCCAAATGTTACAACCATTATCCACCAAATACTTAATATTAGTATCACCTCTTAGGAACCAAAGTAACTCAGTTACAATTGATTTCCATGGCATCTTCTTAGTTGTAAGTAAAGGAAACCCCTCTGACATCTTATGTCGGATCTGTCTTCCAAATACTGAGACTGTCCCGGTACCTGTTCTGTCTTGCTTCACTACACCATTGTCTAAAATATCTTGTAGTAAGTCTTGGTATTGCTTATCTATTTTGTTCATTTTTCTCTATTGTTTTTGCAATTTGTTGATTAATATAAGCTCTTTTGTCATCATACATCTTTTTAATCTCATCTTCTCTACCATCATTAATAAAGGCATTGTTAACAATCTTAATGATTTGCTTATGTGTTTTTTCTAGGATGCTGTCAGGAGATGAAGCCATTGGCATAAAGAATAAGTGCTCAACTGTATACTTATCAAATGTTAAGAGTAGATTAGCTGATCGAGTGTATTTTCTTAAGACTTTTATTTCTACATCTACATTAACTTTAGGCCCCATTTTTGAATAAGCGTAATCGTTATTACCTTTTGGTTCCATAAGTTGTACCTTTAAGTTTTTTTCTAGGTACTCTAAAATAAACTCTACGTATTTTTCTGTTATATTCATAACTCTTCTTTTTTATCCTCTACCCAAATATGAATATCTACTTCTAGAGGGTTTGATTTTCCAGGAATATACTCTGGGTTATTAATCGTTTTCCATTTGGTACCACATCTTTTACACTCACACTTAGTAGGCATCCAACCAAAGTTGTAAGAGTAATCATGCCCTATCAATCCACAAACTAATACTTTCATACTACTTATAGTTTTCTGTTATTGTGTGGTGATCTTTGTCCATGAACCCATCTATAGGCTGCTTTGACAGTATTCTGATAATATTCTCTAAGCTTATAGGAAATAATTGATTTCCGTCTACACCTACATCCATTACCTTACCTCTACCGACTCTTCTTCCTGGAGGCAAGTGAACATGTCCATGTAAATGACAAACACCTCTTCCTAATCCATCCCAACTTGCAATTGGGTAGTGCATGCAAACAAAGTGTGCTCCTTGATGCTTACCGGTACCGTCCGGCCACTTAATGGACAAGTCTAAGTATTGGCTAACAGAACAGAACAGCTCTGCTACACCGTCCTTATTATTGGCAATATGGTGGTCATGGTTCCCTAGAACTAAGTGTACGTTCTTACAAATAATCTGGTTTCTGAACTCAGCAATAGCATCAAATCCACCAAAACTCCAATCTCCTAGATGAATCAGTATGTCATTCTCTGTGGCTAAGGCATTGATGTTATTAACCAATACCTCATTCATCTCTTCTAGGGTATCAAAATCTCTAAAGTGATTTTCTCCCTCTCTATCCCACTGTGTTGTGCCTCTACAGATGTTAGCATGATTGTAGTGTGTGTCACTAGTAAACCATACTCTCTGTCCCGGCTGCAATAGTATTTTCATAACTCTTATTTTAATGACTATCTCCTACATCATTTTTCTCTCCATAGATCAAATAGTCAGGGTTAATTACTTTGGCTACTTTATTACGGTCTCCTGATACATGCTTGATTACAATTCCTTCGTGTGGCACTTTTGTACCCTCAATAAAGTTCTTGAACACAAAGCTATCCTGTACTTCTTGTGACCACATACCTTCGTAAAGTAACTCTACATGAGGTAACTCTAATAAATCTTGGATTACAATTTCAGAAGTTTCTGTATTTGAGTAGTCTCCGTTTATTGTAAAGTCAAACCCTGCAAATTGTGTATCACTCAAACCGTACTCATAGTTTTTTTGAATACCTGCCCCATAGATTTCTCCGTACAATACTACACCTGAGCCTACCTCTTCTACTCGCATACTTTTAACTAGCCTCCAAAGTCTTTCTTTGATATTGTATTTTTCAGCAATAGTTCTCCAAACATCAGTTGAGTAAAACCCTTGTGAATCAGATCCTTTCTCTACATTATGTGAACCATATACGTATTCAT